CCCATAGATTTTGCCCATTCTTCAATATCTGGCAATTCATCTATCCACTCATCCATATGAGAGCCGGATAAGACAGCCATATAACAGGCATCAACGGTTAACTGGGTGACTAAAACTGCTTTTAACTCCGGGTTCTGCCAGGTCCATAACTGGAATAGTTCATGGCGTAACCCGTCATAAATGTCTTCTTTTGTAAATATAGAACCACGGTCTAAAGCCTTCTCTATAAAAGGCTCTACCTTGTCCCAGACAAAAGGTGTTTGTTCTTTTTGGTACGTGACTATCAAACTAAACCGCGTCTACGCTTCCCGAATGGTATTGCATAACCAGTAGATGGAGATGGCATTGTCGGATCACGCATAGGTATTGCAGGTGGCCTCGTTAATACGCCTGACGAACTTGATGGGTATTTAGTGCGTGGGCCAGTACGAATATCCTGACGTTTTGGGGGCATCATTTGTCCTTGACCTTGCCCCACTCGATTAAGTGTATCGGCTAATCCTTGCGCAATATCATAACCTTGAGCCATATGCGCACCAGCAGTATTAGGTAATCTTACATCTCCAGCGGTACGCGCTGACCCCATCATAGGGTCAAATGGCCCCATTGGGGGTGGCGAAGGAGTTGTCGGGACGCTTGGCCCTGCTCCCTTGCCTATAGGCATAGGAGCCTCAAGGCTCATCTGTTGTAGATACGTCTGTTGAGGCTGAACCGAGGGCAACAGCTGTTGATTTGGCCCCCACGCCGTATCCTGTGGATTCATGGGATCAACTGGCCCGATAGGTGTTAATGGAGGATATCCGGGGGTGGCCGAACCCGTTGGTATCTGGTTTGGATTAGGATCAGAAACACCCGTTAACGCGGGGTTATTTGCAGCACTACTCATAACGTACCTCTTAAATTAAACTTCCGTATTGTCCATCTGTGAAATATGTCGGATTAGGATCAGACAATCCGGCTAAAAAAGTGTTTATATTGTTATCTGAATAAAGATTGTAATCATATAAATCATCGGCAAATTGCCCATCGGTTATATTATGGGGAGTTGTGCCGCCCTGTGGTACAGGCTCTGGGTCTGGATTAGAAGTCCAGTTTTGCGACAAAAGCTGTGACAACCAGTTGCTAAACATGCCTGTACCGCCAGACTGTCCCACATTAGAATAATTAGGAGCGGTAGGATTATCGAGAAAATCCTGTGCAATATTAGGATTAGCCGCTGCTGTTAATGGGTTTAATTCAGGGACAGTCCCATATACGGGGAAATTAGCTCCGGGTGTAGGCAAGGATAACGCTGGAGGCGGTTCAGAAAACCTTGCTCCCATTGTGGACCCACCTGCTCCTCCAACCATTGATGGGTCATAACCGCCTGTTGCCGACAGTGGATTAACATGTTCACCCTGTTGGTATGGCCCACCGTCTGTCCACGGGTTGGTTAGATAATTTGGATTACCTTCTACGCTACCCCTTACTAATGCCTCCGCTATATGAGGCGGGAGAGATTCTGCTGCTGCTAGGTTATCTATCTGCCTAGCTAGAGCTTGCGATCCCATTGGGCCTAACCAATCATCAAAAGTCGATAGGTCACCATATTGAGGATATTCACGATATAATTCTTGCTGTAAATATTGGTTAGGAGTTAATCCGGCCCCCCTTCCAAATGTTCTTGCGAGACCACCCAACGCTAAAATTGGCCCCAAGCCCGGAATTAGACTAGACAGATAACTTGTTCCCGCACTTTGAGCAAAGTCTCCAAGAGAATCGGCAGCAGCAGCCTGTCCCGCTAACTGCGGGGCATTCTCACTCGCATAATTTCCAATAGAACTAGCCGCAGAACTCATATCTAAACCTTCCCTGTGGGATAGACTTCAAGTTCTACCCCGGAAATACTGGTATACGTCGAATACCTTAATTCCAGACTCATATATCGTCCCTCTGGCGGTATGGTTGCTGCCCTGTAATGGTATTTACCCGTTCTTGAGTTGACTGTTGCGGCGTTTGACCACGCGACGGTGCTGTTTAGATTATCCTTAACCCCGATTCTGGGGAAATTACTCGTAGCGTTCCCAGCCATATCCCCGTAGGGTCTTGACCAATCAATAACAACCCTGCCAGATTCATTTAGTTGGAAGTCACCTGTTGTTAAAGTGGCTTCAGTGGGTTTAGTGCCTGAATGAGAAGAGTCATAAATATCTAAAGTTGTGGCACTTAAAGGATCAACGATGCCTAACGCTTGGTCAGCATCATGCACTGAGAAAAACCCTTTCCCGTCAATACCCTCAAGATATGACCACTGGCCTGTTTTATAGTTATAAGCCAACGCCCTGTCCTCAAAGAACACCATTCCAATAGCAGGGTTTACCGCTACGTTTTGTTGTTGTGGACTGACTGAACTAAAACTAACCATAATTACCCTTTAAGTCGGTGTAAAACTTTTATCAACAATACCGTAACCAATATCAGTAACCTCATTGCCTTGTACTACGTGATAACCATATTGGGACTCAAAAAATACCGCCTCATCTACAGCAACAAACCGATTAACACGATGGCACCCCCTACCTTCCTCAAAGCGATCAAAACTGAATACAACATCACCACCCTGATAGGTCATACTCCAGATGGCCCTTTCCTGAAACACATAAGCGTTAAAATCAGTACCCGCTATACCAGTAACAGTGCCAAACTTTGAAGGAAACAATTGGTTTGAGCTTTGTTTGGTTCTGGCATCAGCACTATCTAAAGTAGGCCAATCGGTAGCATCGCCAATAGCTGACCACCGCACAGAAAAGCGATTTGAGTCTGGAGCTATTACAATAAATTGCCCTACACTAGCACAACACCATGCTTGCTCCGCGCCGCTGGTAAAAGTAGTGCCAGAATAACTATATTTTTCACTCATATCGTAGACCAGCCATTGATATTAATACCACCTATAGATGAAGCGGCGGCGGCTGACCAACCTGCGTTAGCAATAGAGGAGGCACTCGTCGTGGCGCGTTTTCCCTGCGCTATTGCGGAAAAGAACACCACCGGATCGCCTGACGCATCATGTCCTTCACAAACATCGAAGGCTACGACATTATTAAGAGTGCTTTTAGTGGCAACGGTGTTACTTGTCATTGTCGTATAACCAGCCGTTAGAGAATAATTACCACTACTTTCTGCTAAAAGACCCACCTTCAAATCTATTACCCATCCAGCCCCCGCCGTTCTTCCGCTTTCCAACCAAGCGCCAATATATTGCTCTCCTGTTCCTATCGGTTTTACAATCATAGAAGGAGTAGTAGACCAAGTAGAATGCGCCGATATAGCTCCCGCCGTAGGTCGTTTATACGGAACCCATCCTTCCGACTGGTGTAGGACGTTTTTAGCTTCTATTAACGGGTTTTCAAAATCACCCTCATCAGGTCGCCAGTTTAAGAAATCTAACCTGACTTTACTCACGATGCCCTAACCCTCAAGGAACCCTGACTATGCTCTGCATTGCCCTGCTCTTCTTTGAGTGTTTCCACCCCCTCATTGAAGAACATCTGCCATACGGGAATACGCTCATCGTTAATTAAAAACGGAGCCGCTTCCAGTAAAGAGCCATATAACAGCACTTCAGGGGCGTTAGTGGCATACCACGAAGGATCGGTAGTCCTAAGGGGGTCTTTTTTGGCGTAATAGATACCTTTTAACGTCCCATCCTGTGATTTAGGGCCAAATACGAAATTAGAACCCTCCCGTGAAATAACCAAAGGCTTACCACTACCACTTCTATCAGGGTAATCGTTATATAATTCATTAATTGACACCCACCTCAAAAGGTTTACAGGTGTTTGATCATAATAGGCAAACTTTAACGCCTTAAAGGTAGATGGAACCGCTGCCACACCACTGGAAATACTTACAGATAACGCCGTTTCCTCATTTCTAAGATTTAACGTGCGATAGAGCTTATTCTCAGCATTCTGGATAAAGTTAGGTATCCAGCCTGATAAATCATCCCTTGCGAGATAGTCACCTACCGCCGTTTGCAATGTTGCATAATTTGTAATTACTGCCATTTCGCCACTTTGCCCTTCTGATTATTTCTTGGGGATGATCCCCGATTGCGCTCACTGCATTTAATAAATGACTATTCCAATCCGCAGAATATTCACATCTCATGTAATGCTCAAAACAAGGCGCACCCAACGTAAAATGAACCAGTTTTGCATTGTTGTTATATTTGTTTTCACCAACTAAATGATTCCATTCAGGTGGTAATGCACCTATTTCATAGTTCGTAAGCCATTGAAATCTATGAAGAAACGCCCCACCAGCTTCAGCCACTAATTCTTTTGTCAGAATTTTATTCGACGGATGTCCACAGTTAAACAACATAACTGATGACCAGTTTTTCCTCGGATAATCCAGATTATCGGATTCCATTTTCGATCCGATATATTTCCGTGGATGCCGGGTTTTATAATTATGCTTTACACACTGAACTGCATACTGCTCATCTCTCAAGTCCCAGAGGTTCTTTAAATCCTCTGTAATCATCATATCCCCATCTGCAAACAAGGCCCATCCCTGATAGCCTTGCAGGTAAGGAACTAAATACCTTGAGTAGATGAAAGCATTTGAGCCGTCCTGCTGCCCGTCAAAATTCAATGCATCCTGGTGTAAGGGGCATATAGAAACAGGGACAGAGGTGTGTTCAATTACTGATTGGTTGAAAGCTGTGAATACAGCCGTTTCGCGTGGGTCGTAACCCACATACAGGTTTATCTTTTCCACTTCTTACTCCAAGATTGAATCCCCCTTGTCTTGGAGTGATTGAGTTTCCTCTAGGCTGAGGTCTTGATTATGCGCCACGATAAAAAATTCCCACGGCGCGGTTTGTTGAAAGCTTTGTATTTCAAATCGCTCCCATAATTTAGGGAGCCACCAGTTGTAAGGTTGTTGTGTCAAGTGGGCATTACGACCATCGTCTAAGGTCTTCCCAGCGGGCCAAGTGTGTATCGAGGCAAACAAAATAACCTCTGTGAGTTCTTCTAAATGATCTAGGACGTTATCTAGATATTCAGGTTCTATATGCTCTAAAACATCTATACAAACCACCATATCAGCAGGAACCGGGGGATCGGCGTATTCTGGTACACCAATATCATAACCCTGATAAGTGATTGATCTACTTGGTTTTAATGTCTTGGTAAGGCTCTGTATCCTGCCACAACCATAGTCAAGCAGGTGGTCGATCTCCATTCGATCTACTAACATGCTTACTATTTCGCCGTACTCTTCCGCCTTTACTCCGTACAGCTCTTCCTGATTGTGCAGTTTTTCCTGTTGTTTTTGATATTCCGGGGAATAAAGCATTTAATTCCTTTGCTGTCTTTTCAAAAAGATCGTCCCATTTACCCCTTTCTGTTTGCCTTAGTATTCTCAGGGAGTTAGCCCAAACATAATCTTCCCCATCCGAACCATAGCGCCACTGTGAAAAGAGGGGAACAAAAGCCCAACAGGGAACCCCAAGCCCACCAGCTACATGCACTATAGTGGTGTGCATGGCTATAACGTGATCCATCGCGGATACCATAGCCACCGTATCATCATAATCCATAGTCAAAGTACCATGATGATATTGCACTAAATCTATCTCAGGATGTTCTTTTTTAAACTCTGCTATTTCTTTGGAGGCATCTTTATATTGTAAGGATACCCAATGGGCATCCACTGACTTTAAAATGGGTAATAGGGCGTTTAAACCCACCCTACGCCACTTGGAACCTGTCTTTGGTATTCCACCTGACCATGCAATACCAATAACAGGTTTTTTAATGGGTTTATTGTTTTTGCACTCAGGATTATTATGAGCGCAGGATTGTTTTTTGAACAACGCATCCCACATTGCCTTACGGTCTGGGCAGGGTTTTAAGTACGGAGTACCCGGAAAATCATCATCTGAGTGCCTGAAATACTCACAAGCCTGTCCTATAGGTAATGAATGGTCTATTTTTCTGTCTTCCTTATCCCATAGGGCATTCACGTTACCCTGAGTGCCATATACCTTGATATCGGGGAAAGACCTTCTAAGTAAATTAGTTAACCTGTTAGACAGATCAAGAATAACTCTGGAGTTGTTCTTTTTTGCCCATCTATGCACATCAGGAACCACTGAGGCGAAGCTAATCTGGTCACCTAATCCCTGCTCTCCATATAAAACGATATTCCCTTCACCCTCACCATCCCACTCAGGCTCATCGTTATAGACAAACTTGGGCCTCCATTCATGTCCAGAACAATGGCGATAATTCTCCCACCCCTCTTTCCATTGCCTTTGTGCTAACTGGCAGAAGCCTAAATTAGCCTTACCTTTTATTGTATCGGGATTTAAACGGATAGCTTCTAAACAATAACCCTCTGCCTCAACAAATTCCCCCATATCAATCAGCGATGACCCGATATTGACGTTAATCATCGCCTGTTGTTTTTCGTTATCGGAAAACCTGAATGCCTTCTTTGCAAAGCGAACAGCCTCCCTGTCTCTCCTCAAATCCTTGCACGCCATACCCAGATTCAACCATCCGGCAGCTTTTTTAGGCTCAAGATCAGCAACCCGCCTAGCCAAATGATAGGCAATAGTGGGTTTCTCGGTCTGGAGCATGATGTAGACCATGATAGTTAGCCAGCGATAATTATTAGGATCGCTGCTTAACTCTTTATCGCAAATCGCATAAGCCCTGTCGTAATCCCCGGCTTCTGCAAGGTCTTGCGCTACATTTAACTTACGCTCATTTAACGTCGTGTCTAAGATTTGTCACCTTTAGATGTGGATAATTCTGGTTAATTTCACGCAAGAGTTCTTTCGTCTGGTGCTTATTATAGATGTTAATACCCTTTTTCCTCAATGCAAGCTCGACGCTTGTTGGGATAACCGCGTAACGGCTGAATGCCCCAACCTTATCATTTTCACCTGAGTTCCTGAGTTGTTTGGTGTACTCAAGAACAGGCTCGACATCCTGTTTGGTATGTATGACCACCTTATCTTCAACGTGGTCATACTCTTCTTCGTGCCAAACGCCTTTAGTCGGATTGTAATCGTAAAATTTACTCATTTCATGCTCATTTCATGCTCATTTCATGCTCATTTCTTTTTTCGCGTTTTCTTTGCTGGGGGCCGACCACGCTTTTTACCATAAGTTCCCTTTCCTTTTGGCATTCTAATCTCCTGTAAAAAGGGGGAAGGTTGCCCCTCCCCCCATATTACTAGCCTATACCTACGACCTTTGAATTGCCCTTTGGATTGCGACAAACCAGTGTTTTCTCGCAGAGTATTTCTCGTTTCTCTGCGTCCCCGGTTTTAGCCCGCTCTTCCAATGCCCACGGTCTAAGCGTTGCAACCGCCCACAGGTCCGTATCCAAACATAAAGCTACGTTTGCACGAACATGCCTGTGAAGAACCACTTTGTGCACACCAAAGTTGGAAACATAGAGGTCAGCCGCACCCGTGATAGATGCCTGTGCCTCACGCCCTACATCGACGTTCCTTTGTGCTACGCCAGTGAAAGCATTGATGTAGTTTTTCGCTGTAGCGTTCACAGCGATTACATCAGTCGTGCTTCCCTTAGCATAGTTGCTCTCCAGAGCCAGTTTCAAATCTGCTTCGGTTAAAGCAAATAGTGAAGACCCACCACTATCAGTCGGTGCCGTTCCCGGCGCGCCACTGGCAAATGGAGGCGTCGTTGCTGAAGCAGTTGTGCTAGATAGAACCACTTGCGTTGCCGCAGTAGAACTAGCAGTCGTTGCCCCGATCCACGTTTCCATTGAAGCCATAGAGCGTCCAGTTGCCGAACCGCCAGCCGTAGCTGCTTGGTTACGACAAATGGCATACTCAAGGTCGTTTTTAGCTGCCCGCATCTGTCTTACAGCCTGTCGGCCAATTTCTGATGCGCGTCCTGCCTTAGCAACAACTTCCTGTGTCCCAGAGATGAGAAATGCTTTCTTAATGATCTGCGTGTAATTCGCAAAACGAATCGGATCAGTCAAGCTATCCGCACTGAACTCATTTCCTTCCCTATGGATGTTGGATGCTGCCGCATCGAGAGTATCTCCCAACCACTCGTGATAAGTGGCACTCGCTGATACTTTGGCTAGGTTAGTCTTGAAAAAGGTCTCTTCAGGATACAATTCGTGAATCGTGTCCTCCAGATCTTCTCTATTACCGCCAGCCGTACCAACAGAGTAGGTAGTACTCGTATTAGTTACAATTGCCATTATTAATTACCTCTAATTTACCCGAAGCGTTTCGCCATCTCGTCTTGGATGACTTTTGCCTTTTGACGGGTATTTAAATTTTTAGCCTTTAATTTATTTCGGTAATCAAGTTTATCTCTCGTAT